TAATGGACCTGGATGAGAGTTGTCACTGGATGAATCGCAGGTGTATACACTCAGATTAAACAAAGCTAATTGTTTATTATGAAACCAGGCATAGTCAAAATAGGGTATGTCCTTACACATTACACGACTTGACACTACTGCTCGTCTAGCAAATTCTAATCCTTGATATTTGTGTGCTACCCATTCTTTTGCTATTGTACTCGCAGTTGGTAACTCAGAACCAGTAACTGTGTAATTTTTTACATCAGTTCCTAAATACTCAATGAAACGACTAGGGTCGCTCCAAACAACAACAATAGCCTTAGGTTTAATACCCAAGTCTAGTATATCTGCCAACTCAGACCATATGTACATAGGGCTTGCGCCCACTGCTCCTAAGTTTACACAGGGTATGTTGAGTTTTAATTGTAATTGGTGCACGACCGTTTGTTCATCGGTCAGTCCTTGACCATATACCATACTACATCCTAAAACAACTATAGAATTGTTCCAATCTACATCATCGTAATTTTCTTGCCTACGATGTACGTTTGGATAATTATTAACTCTTGGATATTTTATCATAATGTATTATACAGTGTCTCTTTATATTTTGTAATGTATAGGTCTTTTCTTATAGTGATTTGAGTCCAATCAAGTTCCTTGTATTTTGTGTTAGAAATATAATCATCACTGTATCCCAAATTCTTTAAAGAAAATCCTAATTGTCCGGGGATATACAATCTGTTACTGTTCCGTGCGATATCATTAAACTCGTTGGCTAATCTGATAGTCATAGTATGGTCTAAATGTTCGTTTCTCCAATTGATTGTAGTTGAATTAACATCGTTATTTATTTCAGTATAACCATAGTCTTTAAAATTTTTACCCAATTCGCTATTGAAAGGTACAGACTCACTCTTTGATAAACGTAATCCGTGAAAGATAAATGTATGTAATGGTATACTCTCATCCATTAACTGATTGAATGTATGTCTCATAGAGTCAATTGGTTCTTCTGGTAGTCCTAAGATAAAACTACCATGCATCAATACTTTATTATCAAACCTGTTACGTATTTTTGTGATTGTATTAATTTGTTTATCTCTGTCAAATCCTTTACCAATGATAAGACCGGTTCTTTTGTTAAGTGTTTCTATTCCAAAATAGATACCACGTAAGCCAATATCATATAGTTTGTCTATCAAGCTATTATTCTGCGCTATTAAATCTAGTCTAGTGTACGCCCAGAATTTAGGTTGAAATGTTAATCTTTTAATTGCTTGTAGTAGTACATCTAACTTGTATTCATTATCATTGAAGGTATCATCTAGTATGTAGAAATTTTCTACTTTATATTTGTCATAGCTAGATTGTAGTTCTTCATAGAGTATATCTGTATGTCTAATAAAATCTAAATTCTGTTTACCATTCAATGGGTAACTACAAAACTTACATTTAAATATACATCCTCTAGATATTTCTAATGGCAATACACTAGCAGGACCAACATCTAAATCTTGCCATTCAAATCTACTATTAACAAAATCAAAACCTTCATTGGTTCTATTGTCTACAATCGTAACACCGTGTAAATTTTTATAGCTATTGGGTATAGGTGTGTTTAATTTTAAATGATTAGCTAAAGCCAGAGTACTAACCTCACCGTAGCCTATGATGCTATAATCAATATTTCTATCATTGATATTAGCGTGAGCCTTAGTTCCACCAACTACAATTTTACAATTATAATTTATAGTTTTGATATAGTAAATTAATTCATTTTGGAAATTAATACCTTGTGGTATAACACCTGATAGTGTTGAGCTATATGTTAGTGATCCGTCACTGTTGACAGAGTTTAATGTACTGTTAAAGAAGGTTGTACTGAACCCTACAAAGAGTGTATTGATTGATACTGATTTATTAATAATCTGTTTAAGTTCTTCTAATGTAAATGCGTGTAGGTGATCTACGACCAAACAACTGTACCCTTGTTGTCGTAGAGTATTAGCAATCTTATATGCTCCGATTGCTTTATAGATAGTTACTGTATCAGTTACATCTGTAAAAATTACTGCATCATACATTATTTCTTTTTCTTGGGTTCTTCATCAAAACTCACTAATCGTGTTACACCTTTATGTTTAGTAAACAGATGGTCAGTATACTTATCATCAATCTTTAATGGTAAATCTAAATGAATATGTAACATAGGTCCTATTTGGTCACTGATAACAGTATCATTGCCTACACTACCAATCCAACGTATCTTACCATACATACCGGTAACTCTAGCCATAAATTCATATTTAGGCTTGTAACGATGTTGTTCAAAATATTCAGCTAGACTTGCCATTTTTTAATTCCATAATAGGTGCAATATTATTATCAAAAATCTGAGCCATTGTGTTGTACAATCCTTTACGCTCTTCCGGTGTCATTCCTGATAACCAGGGAGGACCATTTGGATCTTTGTCTAATCCATAATCATGCCGATATGTATAGCACATATCAGAAATGATTTCTTCACGTGATTTCATTATAGTTGAAACTTTTTCAAGTATTCTCTGGCTAGTGAATAATCTTCTACGATTGGTTCATCTAGCATCTTACGATATTCTATAATGATTTCCATAGCATATGCTTGATCCTCATCATCCAAAGAGATCCACCACTTATGTAATTCATCTGGTGTTTTGTTTAATATGTATTGTAGGTTGTTGTAATCTCTGTTCATTTCATTCTCCTAGTTGTTCCCAAACGTATTCAGATTCTTTCATATATGCTACAGGTTGTAGCCAACCATTCTTTATAGCTTCCATAATCATAAGTTTATATTGCCTTGGGCAATCATTACTAATTTCAAATCCAGCACGTGGCGCCATAACAATTCCATTGATAATGATAAAGTCTGGGTCGTCTTTACGTATTGTTTTAATAGTTTTTTCTGGCGTTGTGAATGTCATTTTTCTTGGTCAACTAATGTTGTAAAAAAGTTTTTAACTTTTGTCTCAGTATCCCAAGATGCAACATAATCGTTGTCTTTATCACACAATGACAGTGCCTCATCATACGTAACTACACGATGACTGACAATCTGTTCACCAAGATATTCTTGGCTGAATTCCTTTGCCGCTTGCACTGTTACTGTATCTAACGCCCATAATGTTTTGTCATTATTATAGTCATCAGTACCTATGGGCACTTCAACCATATAACGATTGCGGAATGTACTAACACACTCTACAAGAACCCATTGTGTTTCTTCTTTATTGCTCATACTAAACTACCTTTATAAGGACTGTTCAACCACTTTGCATAGGTCTCGGCTTGGTCACTAATTTTAGTCAACTCATACTTACCACAGAATTTCATAAAGTGAATTCCAACTTGCGGAGTTGTATCTATCCGAACACTCTCACGAATACGTGAGTCAACCAAGTCTTTGATTTCTTGAGGTTGTGCAGTCAAGTCAATCAATACACGATTTCTCTCGTAATCATCTTTTACCCTGTGTTCAACTTCATTATGGTCAACCCACCGTTGCAACATCATATTGTTCCAATTAAAGCCTTGCTTGTGTCTATCAGCGTAAGCTTCAGTTAGTCCAACTTTGTTCTTAGTGCCTTTTTCACGTACCCCGGGATAAGCACTGAACACATTGTCACTACTATCACCACGCATACACTTCATAAAAAGATGCCATTGTGGGTCACCAAGTAGTTTGGGTTCTTTAGTTTTCTTATCTACAACTAATCTACCCTTTTCATCATGGTATCCTTCGAGGGTGATGAATTGATTTGTGATACCGTTGTATTGGTGCACGTTGTCACTAATAAGTTGAATGTAATCAGTATCAGAACTAATAATGTAATGCGTGTCATTTGGATGTAAGTGAACAAAACGGGCAATCATATCGTCAGCTTCAGCCCGTTCGTGCCTGAGTACTGATACGTTTGTTTTTTCTTTTAGAAATGTAGTGAACTTTTCATACGTGTCCCAGAACATTTCATTTTCTTCTTTCTCAGCTTCAGTCTGTGCTAGTGCATCTACTACCCTATTTTTCTTATAGGGCTCATAATGATCCTTACGCCAGCTACGGCCTTCTAAACAGAATACAACGTGATCGGCTCCAAACTTACGTACAACTTGATTTACACTTGCAAGTGTAAGATGTAGTGCCATTCCAATCTTCTCCCAAGTGTCACTATTGCGTGAAGCAATGTGTCGTGCCCGAAAGAAGGTATTTGCAGTGTCAATTAAAATGTATTTCATTTGATTCCAATAAGTATTGATAATCATCAGTATACATTACTTCTGAATTAATGTCAACTATAGGATTAGTTACTTCTTGAAAAGAACACTGATATTTGTCCCACGCCTCACCCATAGGGTAGAAATTCTTAAAAGTAATTTTTATAGGATGTGGACTTTTTCTATAGTATGATGGTGGGATAACCATAAAATATAGTTTCCTATTTTTGTCACCAGGACCAACCATACATATACGTAAATGTCCGGTTTTATTTTCTACATTACCGATAGTAGCTTGAAACACACCACTTGTATATCTAACTGCGGTAGCAAATTTCGCATCAGTACCATCAGCAAAATCCTTATACCAAGCGTTAGCTTTTAATCGTTTGGTAAAAGGCATATGTTTTTCAAGGACCTTTTCCCAAAACATTCCTTTATTGTTGTCTGTCTCAAGTATCCTTTTTAATTCGTGTTCTTTAATAATAGTGGGTTGATCCTCATATAGATTATCAACTAATTGGTGTAGAAATTTTGGTTCAAACATTAACTTACCTCAGTACGGCCATCGCCTAAGTTTTTAGTACGGACCACTCTTAAGTCACGGTTTGTAGGGTCAGCTTGTTGTTGCTCATAAACCTCGAGTGCAATATTTCTACAAACTGTTTGAAACCAACGATCCACCAACACGTTGTCTGTGTCACTATCTTTTTGTTTGTAACCTGCACGAATCAAATTCAAAATGAACTTCTCATTCCAATCTAATTCAAATGCACCGTTGTTAACATCATTGGGGTCAAGCTCCATACTTAGTATGTTGATGTATGGTTCACCTGCTGCCGTTGCTTTTTCTTTAGCAGTAAGTTCGGGTGCAACTTTCTTTTCCTTAACCTTTTTAGGTTCAGGTTCAGATTTAACTTCTGGCTTCTTAAATAAGTTTTTTATTTTTTCAAACATTTGTATCTTTCGTATAGTTTAAAGCTGGCAAGATTCTTTGCCTTTGATTCACACATCATATCAAATT